CAGGCCTATGTCCTTGTGTTCCCGACCCTTACTCTCAATTGACGGTGGACGATGCCATGGCCAATCGTGTGCTGTATAGTTTGCCGCCCATTACTGAACACAAATTTTCATGGCGGTCACTGAAGAAGTACATGCACAGGTTTTTCCGTATCCACTTTGATCCAGTGTCACGGGTAGAGTACCCGCAATTGGTGGATGATCTTCGCCGCTTTGACTGGTGGTTGGCAAACACCAAGTCTTACAACGAGCAGAAACGGAAGAAACTACGACGTATATGGATTTGCGATCGCGAGATGCGGTTGTTGCCACGTGATGAGGAGTGCTACGGTTTTGTTAAACACGAACATTACCCTACTCCGAAACACCCGAGGATGATTGTGAGCAGATCAGACCCCTACAAGTGTTTTTCCGGTGGATGGTTTAAAGCGATTGAAGAAGTCGCATTTCGGAGCAAACTATTCATCAAGCACGTGGCATCAGAGGATCGACCGACGACACTTCGGCGATTCCTCGGCTCCAAGGTTTTCTCGTCGGACTTTTCGTCCTTCGAGAAGCACATGACGGCGAAGATGCAAGACGCAGTCGAGTTACAGTTCGACTCGTACATGTTACTGGAGTTTCCAGAGGCTCGCAACTTCCTGGACACCCATCGACGTGTTGCTACGAGTCAACAGGTGATTCGCACCCGTGGTGGGCGCGTGTTTCGGCGCGTGCCCCCGTGTCGTATGTCAGGAGAAATGTGTACCTCCCTGGGCAACGGCATAACAAATGTTGGTGTTCTGCATTATTGCATCGGCCTCTTTGGTGGAAGTGTTGTTGACGCAATCGTCGAAGGCGACGATGGCATTTTTGCAGTCGACGGCCACATCCCCACGGAGGAGGAGCTGCTGTCGTGTGGTCTCCGTGTCAAGCTTGAGAGTCACGATGACGCGTCTGACGCTGGGTTTTGTCAGATGTTTGTTTCCGGCGCTGAGCAGCCCCGGATTATCCGTGACTTCCGTGACAAGCTGACCAAGTTCGGGTGGTCCCTATCAGACCTGGCGTTGAGTGAGCGCTATCGAGCAGGCTTGCTCAGGAGTGGAGCTCTCTCCCTCCTGGCCGAGCTACCTGGTTGCCCAGTACTCACCGAGGCCGGTCTATACTTCGAGCGCACTACGCGAAATGCTGCGCCCGTCGTAAGTGTAGACGGTTACCACGAGACACCCCGCTGGAACGGCATTGTTTTGCCCATCCCAGTGGACGTCCGAACACAATACGAACGTCTGTTTGGCATCAGCGTCTGTGACCAACTATCTCTTGAGTCGGAGATCCGGCAAGTTGGTCTGACAGGTCCCCTGTTGTCAATGCACTGCTACCAGCAAAGCTGTGCACAGATGTTCCAGACTCACTG